GTGGCTACCACTTTTTTCAATCCATCGGATCCTTCGACCAACAAACTGTGGTCCAAGGAACTTTATCGTGAGACCCGCAAGAAGACGGTTGCGACCAAGTTTATCGGCGCGACCTCGGACTCGCTGATCCAGATCCTCGACGACACCCAGAAGCATCCGGGCGACAAAATCACCTACACGCTGCGCATGCAGCTCAACGGTGCGGGCGTGCTCGGATTCGGACTGCTCGAGGGTAACGAGGAGGCGATGACCTTCTACACCAATTCGCTGCTGCTGGACAACCTGCGCCACGCGGTGAAGCTGCAGGGCAGCGTATCGCAGCAACGGGTGCCGTGGGATCTGCTCAACGAGGCGAAGATCGCGCTGTCGGACTGGTACGCCAGCCGCTACGACGTCGCGCTGCTCAACCATCTGGGGGGCAATTCCTCGCAGAGCAATGCGATTTACACCGGCAACAACGCGCCTTCGGCGCCCGACTCGAACCATCAGATCTTCGCCGGGACCGCGACCAACGAGGCGACCTTGACCTCGGCGATGACGTTTACGCTGTCGCTGGTGGATCAATGCGTGGCCACGGCCAAGACGTTGACGCCGGCCATCAGGCCGGTGCGGCTCAAGAACGGCGAGTACTATGTGATGTTCCTGCATCCCTTCCAGGTGCAAGCGCTGCGCAAGTCGACCGCCGCGGGCGACTGGAAAGATATCCAGTTGGCGGCGATGCAGGGCGGCCAGATCGAGGACAACCCGATTTTCACCGGAGCGCTGGGGATGTTCAACGGCGTGATTCTCCATGAAGACGCGCGGGTGCCCTATGGCGATAACACGCAGAACCTGTTGCACACCGACCTTGGGGCTCCGGCGGCGGGCACCACTTCGGTGGCGCGGGCGATCTTCTGCGGCGCCCAGTCGGCGGTAATCGCCTTCGGGCGCAATTACAACTGGCCCACCAAGTACAAATGGGTCACGCAGGCCGACGATTACGAGGACCAGGTCGGCGTGGCCGTCGGTTCGGTGTGGGGCGCGACGAAGTCGGTCTTCAACACCGCCGACTTCGCAACGATCGTCGTGAGCACCTGGTCTCAGCTCTCCTGATGAGGCGGCATCGCCTGAAGGCCGCGCCAGCAGGGCCAATGGCCCGCGGCGCGACCCAGGCGATCCCCCCGCGAAAGCACGGCCGGTGACAGGCAGGCGTGCCGACTATTCGTTATGCACTTCCCGAAACCGAGTATGGGAGAGGAAGTGATTGCGGAGCGGTAGCGGATTAATAACGCAACTATAAACGAAATCGAGGCTATTTGCAGTGCCAGCAAGAAAACGGAAAGAGGCTACGGAAACGACGGTAATCTCGGGCGGCAAGGGTTCCCCGATCAGGCGCAAGACCAAGGTGATGAGCACCGTGCAGGCCTCCGATCGTGACGCGGCGATGTGGGATATGCGCTTCGCCAAGGCGGAGATGGATGGAGAGGTGGAGACGGACAATGTCGGGAATCCCTATGACGATGACCCGGCAGGGCGCAAGCGTTCGGGGTCCAGGAAGTATCGGCGTCAGTAACGAGGGCGGGAGCGGCGCTGGGGGATGGATCGAGCCCCGGCGCCGTTTACCTGAAGATGGACCCGACCCTGAAGGGGCATTCTTGAAGTGCATCAGAACCTTCGCCCTCTCCCACGGCTGAATGTGGGAGAGGGAACAGAAGAACACGCGGATGGGGATCGAAGTGGAGAGCGAGGAACGTGGCTGACACAACGTTGGCGGATATGCGGGCGCGGATCATGGACGAGCTGCAACGCACCGATCTGGCCAGTCAGATCAACAACGCCATCACCGAGGCGGCTGACTATTTCCGCCGCGACGCGTTCTTCCGCAACGACGCGCAGGACAGCTCGACCGTCACAGTAGCGGGCACCAACGTCTATGCGGCCCCGGCTGATGTGGCGGAGATCCGGCAGTTGGCGATCACTGTGTCCAATACCAAATATCCGCTGCGGCTGCGGAGCTGGGAGTATATCAATATTGAGGACTCCAACACGCTGGCGCCGGTGACGGGGCCGCCGGTGGAATACGCAATAAATCTGCTCAGCAGCGGAATGAGTATACGCCTGTTTCCCACTCCCGACGGAGCTTATCGGCTTCAGTACGACTACGTTCAGATCATCGCGGCCCCGGTCGTGGACAGTGACAGCAGCTTCTGGACGATGGAAGGACGCGAGATGGTGCGGGCGTATGCCAAGTACCTGCTGCGAATGACGCTGCTCAACGATCCGCAATCGGCCCAGATCGACAAGGAGCTGGCCGATCTGTATTTCCGCAAGCTCAAGCAGGAAACCGGGGCGAAGAAATTCACCGGCAGGCTGAGAGCGCACTGGTAATGGCGACACTGAACGTGACATTCGATCGCGGCTTCGCGCCGGATCTGGATCCGACCACGGAGGGGATTTTCGTGGACAGCGACCAGATGTTCCCCTCCGCCGCGGGCTACCGGCCATTTCGGCAGTTGCGACTGGAAAGCACGGGCGGCTTTCTGCCTACATTTCCCTGTTACGGGGCGTTCTTCGAGCAGGACGCGAGCGATGCGGGACGCGCGATTTTCCTGGCGTCGGCGAGCAAAATTTACACCTACAATATTCTTAACAACTCGTTTAGCGACGTCTCGGGGGGCCAGAGTTTCACCGGCCCCGCCAATCCCGCAGGCTATCGCAGTCCGCGCTGGCGCTGGACCATGTTTGGGGGCGACCTGATCGTGCTCAACCCCGGCGACGCGCCGCAGGTGCTCAGGGCTCCCACTTACGCCGCGGCGGCGCCGTTGGGCGGCAATCCGCCGCGCGGCTCGATCGTCGAGGCGGTGGGCGACTTTGTGTTCATCCTGGACGCGGCGGGCAATGATTGGAGCTGCTGCGGGATTGGTAATGACACGGCCTAGACTCCGGATATCGGAACGCAAGCGGCCAGCGGCACGCTGGGCGACACGCCCGGTCCGATCGTTGCCGCGCATGCGCTGGGCGCCAATCTGCTGGTGTACAAGCAGCGCGCCACTTACCTGGCGACTTACCTGGGACCGCCAGTGATATGGAGCTTTGCGCTTCTGGCGGACGACGCGGGGGCGATTTGCGACGAAGCGGTGGTGCCCTACGGCGGAATCCAGGTGTCAATGGGATTTGAGAATTTTTACACCTGCGACGGCAGTCCGCCGCGGGTGCTGGATAACCCGCTGCGGCGATGGTTTTACGAGACCAGCCTGGATCGCGATCACGCCACCAGGGTGTGGGGCGTGTGGGACAAACTGCGCAACCTGATCGTGTGGTTCTATCCATCGGTAGCGGCTAACCCCGCAGGCGTTCTGGATCGCTATATCTGGCGGCATCCCGACACCAACCGCTGGATGACGGGAAAGATCGCGAACAACGTCGAAGCGGTGGTGACGCCGTTTGCCCCGGTCATACCGCAAGGAGCGATTAGCTACTCGGCAGCGGCGGTTTTCGGGATGGCCCTGGTTCTTGGCGATCACAACCTGTACAGCTACTCGGGCGACTTCGCCGTGGGATATGTCACCACGGGCGATATCGGCGATCCGATGCACTATTCGCTGCTGCGCACGGTACGGCCGAAATTCAAGATCTACCCGGCGGTCAACGCGGCGATTGCGACTCCGCTGTACCGCCACAACCTGGGCGATACGCAGTTGGCAGGGCCGCAGGCGCAGCTTACGCGCTATGGGGCCTTTGCGATGAGACAGGCAGCGCGCTATCACGCGTTGCGAATCCGGACCGCGGCCGATTGCGAAATCGTGGGCATGGACGTGGACTGGGAGCCGCAGGGGACGCGCTGATGCCGCAGCGGGTGCCATCTCTGCAACTGCCGCTGCCGCGCAGCGAGGCGGCGCGCGAGACCAACCGCCAGCTCATAGTGTGGGCGGGCAGGATGGTAAGCGTGCTCAACTCGCTCAGCGCGGACCCCGGTCTCAAGAACAGCGGCAACCCCGGTTCAGCGGTGACGACGCTGCCCTTTTCCGGGTCGGGTGCGGCGATTGATATCTCGGGGCTGATGCATTTCGTGGAGGGCGGAGTCTCGCTGGCCACGATCAAGCCGCCCCAGGGATTCAGCGGAATGTTCTTCATGATCGCGGCGAGCTCTTTTGCGCTGGTGGCCGGCGGCAATATCGTGGTGCCTGGCGGCAGCGTCGCATTGCGGACCGGCGAGATGGTCCCAATGGTGTTCGACGGAAAAACCTGGTATGCGAGCGTGCCGATTGCGTCGAACCTGCTCAACATCAAAATAATCACATTCGCTGATTCGCCGTATTCGGTCACGCCAATTGACGAAGTTATCCTGGCGTCGGCCGGGACCGGCGCGGATACGATTGTCGTTTTGCCCCCGGCTACCGGCTCGGGCCGGCCGCTGGATGTAAAGAAAATCGACGCGAATCCCTATAGTATCGCCGTTACACCTGCAAACGCCGACACGATTGATGATGGCAGCGGGCCGTTAAATATTCTGGCCCGGTATACTTCCGATACCCTTGTCGATTACTCAGCAGGTAAATGGGCGATCCTATGAGGAACTATCCGCGTATTATCACGACGGTGGTCATGGCGGCGGCGGTGGCCGCGGTGACGCTCGGCACATACACGCCTCCACTTCCGCCGGCGCCACATTTTTTCGACTACTTTGGTGACGGCAGCGAGCCTGATCCGAACGCGTCTGGGACGATTACGCTTGGCGGAGAGCACAATTACGTCAACTTCACGGTGCAAGCCGGCGCCACGGTAAATATTGTCGAAGACTTCAACAACCCGCCGTCATCCACGTTGCTAGTAAGATCGCGCGGGACCTGCACGATTGCGGGGACGATCAACGGACGCGGAGCGGCCAATCCGGTTTTTACGATTGGCGGAGTAGGCGGTGGTGGAGGCGGCAATCCGAGCGCCGGTGGGCTGGCGGCGCTGGGCGTGATATCCCCAAGCCTGGATTTCAACGGCGGTGCCGGAGGCGTTTTGGGTTCCCCCGGCGGCGCCGGACAGGACGGGGTGCCGCTGGCCAACCAGGTCAAGACATTCATTCTGGACGAGCTGCCCAGCGTGGTTGACAGTTCTGGAGGAATGCCGGGCGGCGCCGGGGCGAGTGCCGCAAATCCGTTTGATTGCCATAACGCGCAGCCGGGCAACGGCGGATGCGCCGGGGCGGGACTCATCCTTGTGTGCAGGGAAACCGATTTTCAGGCAACCGCGGTGGTCGACCTGCGCGGGCAGGACGGGTTTGCCGGCGCCCCGGGACCCGGTGCCGGCGGCGGTGGCGGCGGCGGTGGGGGCGGGTACTTCTTCAGCTACGCGATCGCGTACATCCATAGTCCGGCCAACAGCGGCACAGTGCGGCTGGACGGCGGCGTGGGTGGGGCTGGTGGGGACAGCACCGCGGGCGCGGGTGGCATGGGATCGGCAGGATGGTCGCGGTTCTTTTAG